TTGGATTAACGCTGAAAAATGGCAAGGTGAACTTAGTGAACTAAGTACTACAGCCCATAACCTGATAACTTCTCCAAATTCTTCAATGTACGATAAGCGTCTTGGAAAAGCGTTTATGGAACTAAAAGATAATTGGATGGATTTGATTGAGGGTAAAAAAGGAAGTGAAGCATTTAAAAATTTGAATACTGCTTTTTCTCGCTTACAGGCACCACAAAAAGCAGCATCCTATGTTAAAAGCGTTACTGAAGGTGGGGAATTTACTCCACAATCTCTACTGCAAGCTATTAAATCCGGAATGTCTACTAAGCGTTTTGCTGGTGGCGAAGATGAACTACAACAGTTAGCTACTGAAGGGCATAAAAATATTAGTGCAGCCCGTGCTAAATTAAAAGCTGACAAACTTGCTAACGAAAAAGCGTTAGCTGATGCAAAAGCAAAAGAAGTTGCAGATTTACAAGCTAAGCATACATTAGCTGAACGCAACTTAGCTGCGCAACAACGCCAAAATACAGGCGCAGCAGAACAACAAAAAAGTTCATTTAAAGAAACAATTGATAAAGCTAAAGATGAAGATAATTCTCAATCTGGTGCAGCTAAACGTATTGGTTATGGTATTACTGGTTTGGGTGGTACAGGTTATTTAGCACACATGTTAGGTGTTTCGCCATTAGCAACAATTGGTGCCGGGGGTGCATTATTAACAGGTTCAAATTTAGCTTATTCTGATTTAGGTCAAAAGTTAATTAAACAAGCTGCATTAGCAAATCGACCAGAAGCTATTAAACAAATTGGTGCTGCGTTTAAAAAACATGCCCCTCTTGGTGCGTTAGCTGGTGTTGAAAGTTATCAGCAAGCACGTCAAAGGGGCGCGCTTCCCGAACCCGACCAAGAATCCGAACCAGTATACAACGGACAAAACGTCACGGTTCAGGGAACGCAATAATTACTTTCTATAACGCTTACTAACCCAGCCCTCAGCGGCTAGTGGAAAGTCAGACGCCCATTTAGGTGGTGTAGTCATAATCTTGATTACATCATCTAAAGCCTTATCACTACCATCCTCATCCACTAGGAGTAACACTTCGTCATGGATCAAGTTAATCACCTCATATCCCGCCTTAACGATATTGAGCGTGGCATCTGCCAGGAAATCGCGAGCCGTGCCCTGCACTGCGGATTGAAAAATGCTACTCCCGATCAGCTGGTTTCGTGTCCATTGGCGAGTGTATGTGTTCTGACTATGCACCGTAACACCATACTTAGTGGCACCCCAAGGAGTAGTGACCAGCTCGAGCTGTGGCCTCTGCCAGCAGATCAAACGGCCTGATGGTAACTTCATCCATAAAGCATCTTTTGCAACCTTCATTACAATATGCCGGTAAGCTCGAAATGGGCTTCCGGGATTGCTTACTGCTTCAATCGCGGCATTTTCACACGATGTCCACAAGTCCCGCACTCTCGAATACGAACTGCGGTAACCATCTACTGCGTTCTTAGCTTGCACCTCACTTAGTTTGACCCCCATCCCCTCAGCGTATTTAACCAACCCTTTAGCACCCTGACCAAACATCGCACCAAGGACCGCAGACTTGCTAATCTGGCGTTGTTCCTTCGTGACCTCATCATAGCTGATTCTATACAGGCTTTCTGCAGCAAAGACTTTATATTCATCTAATCCCTTTCTAAATAGTTCGACTTTGTCGTTTTGTCCTGCGAGCCAAACCCCAACTCGGTTTTCAATTGAGCTAAAATCCACGTCAACGAAGGTCTTGCTACTTGGAGCTCGTATGGCGGATCTAACCAAAGAGGAGAGTTGTTGCATCGTGCCCACTCCTTCGCTAAAAACCATTGGTATTGCCAATTCAATCTCTTCATCGCTAATGGTTGGTCGGGCAATATTTTGTAGATTGAGCCCACCACGGCTCGCCCAGCGGCCAGTACTAGCGCCATGATATACCAGTGTATTCCTAATTCTTCCATCTCTTTGAATTTCCATCATCTTAGCGTACTTAGCCACGCTAGTTTGGCTTCCTTCTTGTCTAAGCCGTAAAGCGGCCCGAATCGGCTCATTTATGTTAGTGTTCACTAACATAGCTGAAACGGTCTCGGCGGTCAAATCGGCCATCTTAGCTTGCCCAATTGTTACTAGACACTTGTTGATCCAGTCTAGTAACTTAGCCCTCTCAGACGGCTTAAAACCGGTCAAGGCGACGCATTCGTTGTCCAAGGCATCCTGCGCCCTAACCACAGCCAAAACGGCGTTGTGGAGCTCGTTAGGATCCACTGGGACACCTCGATCGTTAATTTGCTGTGTCAAGGTATATACTTCTTGTTCGGCAGCTGTAAGAGGCCTTAAAACGCTTCCTATGGCCATCTCAGTAAGGACGTCTTGTTTACAATATTCAAATAATTCTAGTAGCAGTTTTGGATCGTTATTAAACAAACCATTTTTTTGGGGTTTGCATAGCTTCTGAATCAGGTACCTACCACGGGTATCTTTTTGCTGGTTTGCGTCCATAAAGATGGCTGCATCGCCAAGAGACTGTGGTACGTTATTGGCCGCTGCTATGGCCATGGTGTCAATGCACTGCTCAATTTCTATGTTTAAACCCAACACGTATTTCATAATATGCCATTCAAACATGACATTCCACCCTTGAAACTTGGTGGTTTTGTCATACATAAATTGCGGTAATTGTGTTGCTGGAGTCCATAATTTTACTGGGCCGCCTTCAATTGAATACGCCATACAAAGAACTTCGGTTGATGAATCCGTTGCATAAACATCAAGCCCTTGATCTACTAAATCAATGTGGCTTCGTGTCTCAAAGTCAAGATTAACTAACATTAAAGTTCTCCTAACTTTTTAAAAATGGGTTTCATAACTTCAAGTCCCCATTCACCTAACGCAACATTTACAGAAGCTAAAACTACTCGCGTATTTGTTTCAGAATAATCGCGATTTGTGCTGTCTATCCTATCTAACGATGGGGCAAAGGGATTCATTCTTTTAAAATTACTTGGATTTAAATCAAATGGTATGCCTGTTACTTCGCATACTCCGCTAGCAATTTTAGATTCTATCCATTCAACGGATATTGTTATAGAACCCCCAAAACGTTTTGTTCGAGATTTTGCAGAATTTATTAAAAACTTAGATCTGTCTTTAGGAACTAAAAATCGTTTTGCATCGTGGTGTTTTTTACATTCTTTGCACCACCATTGAAGGCCGTCTGATGTGCTTTTCCTAATGGAAAAGCAATTTAATGGTTTTAAAATACTACATTTATTGCAAGTTTTCATAATATGCTCCTATGGCGTCCAGACGAATCTGTAAGAGTCTAGTATAACATAAAAAAGGGGAGCCGAAGCTCCCCAACTCACCACCATGTGAAATAGTTTATATCTCGCAAGATCCCGCAGAACAGGCTAACATCTGAGCGCCTTCTACGTTGTCTGTTTCTTCTTTAAGCTGGAGCCAGTTAACGACTGGGATACTGGCTTTGAGCTTGTTGTACTCTTCTTCGGTGCATTCTTCGTAGGGGGCTTGACGATAGGTTCCTCCGTCGTAGGGGAGATAGCTAACTCCGCTGATTTCGTCAAAGTGATCCCAGGTCCAAGCTCCAACACTTGGCCAGTCTCGTTCTGAGACGGAGATAGTGACACTTGGTTTATGTTCACACCAGAATCTTTGGTAAGTAAGCCAGAGTTCAAGGTGACTGATTGGGGTGACGTCTTCTCTAAGGATTCCGTCAGGTGCTCTTTGTGGAAAACTGAAGACGGTAGTTTGGGTTGGCTTGTAAACGCAGGGCTCGTTTGGAACTCCTTGTCCAATAAGGAACTGGGTGAGAGGATCTTTTTTATCTCCTCGCACTCTTCGGATATAGTACTTAGCATGGCGAGGGTGGATGCCGCTCGCCGAATCAGTAAGCTGGGATACTGTTCCACTTGGCTTGACGCATGTGATAGCAGCGCTGACAGGGATTCCGAGAATAGCTGCCCATTCTTTATTTGTATCTCTAGCGCATTCTCTAAGTTCTGTAAGTAGTTCATTTAGCTCTGGTCCTTGGGTTGTGAGAAGGGGATTATCATAGATTCCGGTGAGGGAAACACCCAGTAACCGCTCTTCTTCAGTATTACGTTGCCACACTTTTCGCAAGTAGGGGAATTTTGTGAAGGTAGACTGGATGGTACCCAAGATAGCGGCGAGGCGCACTTTGCGCAGCAAGGTTTCACGGTTGTCGTCATGGCGTACTACACATTCACTAAGATTGCAAAATTGGTATGGTCGCAAAATGATCTCTGAGCACGGATTTGTACCGAACTCAAAATTTGGATCTCGATGCCCGTATTTTTCAACCGCCTTTTTAGCAGCCTCCCGATTAAATATGCCTCGTTCACCGGAATGGGAGTTGTAAAGTGACAGCCATTCTTCCATGAACTTTCCGACAGTAGGTGTTTCGTTATACACCGCACTGTTGTTCGCAAGAGCGCGGTGTGGTGCTGTGTCCCACCATGGTCCAGCTTTTGCATGTCTAATCCTTTCATCGTCCAGGTCGGAAAGTGAAATCATAGCTGATCGGCGAACACCACCAACAACTACCACCTCACCAATTTTACACATCAAGTCGTGGCACTCTAATGAATGCAGTTTACGACCCTTAGCATGTTTAAATGTTGCTACAGTAAACTCAAACAGGTCTACTAATGGTTGCGGCCCAGAAGCTCGTCCGCCAAATGTTTTGAGTCGTGCTCCGGCAGGTCTAACGGCAGATACATCCCACTTTGGGATTTCACCTGCCCATAAATTGGCGAGCAATAGCCGCAATGACTTAGCCCATCCCTCTTTAGAATCATGTACTGCGATAGTGTGATCTGACTCGAATAATCTTTCTGGCACTTCCGGCAACTGATTAATATATTTCGACTCAACTGAGAATCCGACTCCTGTGCCGCAAAGAAGAATAAACATCGCCTCATCAAATGACTTAGGGTCATCAACAGGTAAGTACGAACAGTTGTATACGCATGTGTTATCACGGTCGGCGCTCTTTCCTGCAGTCATCATGGCTCGCATGGACGGCATCAATTCAAGGTTAACAATAGCATCATAAAGTTGATCTCTTAAATTATGATACAACGGGTTTAAATCAGAGTTGCTTGTATTCAACGCGGGTGTACGGCTAAAGATGTAATCTACAAAACGCTGCACTGTCTCGGGCCATGACTCACGACGACCTTTATCGTCTTGGTAACGGGCATAGCGGCTGGCGGCGATATATTCTTGGTATTGATCCATGGCTTCTTTTATAGTTATAAGTTAGGGGGAAAAAAGGGAGTGCCACAGTTTCTATGGACACTCCCCGTACTACAGTACTACAAAGGCCTCTAGGGCAGTATTACTTAGATTGCGAAGTCGGCGGCAGCAGAAGAACCACCACCTAATTTATCTGCATCTTCTAATTTCTGAAGATTGTTTAAACCACATGCAATACCTTTAGAACCAGCGGCATTGTATGGATAAAATGTTACTGAAGCACGGCCATAGCAACCGCTGTAGAACTCGCTTTGGTCAAACAATTCTTCACGATTTACATCTACAACTTGTGGCTTTTGCGCACTGTTAGCGTTAATAAAATAATGACCAGCGTAAGCGTCATCATCACGCTCTTCGTCGCCATCACGTAAACCACCTTTTAAACCTTTTGGTACTGAGCCACCAAAGAAAGCCGCGTTACTAGTTTTGCAATCTTCAAATGCTTTTTTGAGTTTTGCTACACCTTCAGTATCAGACTTAGGAATAAGAATGGACACTGAATACTTTGGTTCGCCGCCGTTCATGCCAGCTTTAGGCTGGAACACATTAGCGTATGAGAAACGAACTTTACCAGTTACGATTTTAACTTTATTGGATTGCATTTTAATTCCTTATTTACTTTAGAACTGGACTTAAATCGGGGCCAATTCGTCTACCCGTACTATCTATTATACACACTTTTACGAATCGTGCAACAATCCGTGAACTTCTAATGCTCTGTGTACTGCTAAAGCGTTAATGAAATCATTTCTATACTCAACTTCATGTAGCGCTTCTGGGTCTTCCGCTATGTAATCAATTACATCATACATTGTACCACGTAATTGTAACACAGCTTCTCTATTTCCACTACCAGGTAAACCATCAAATTGTTTAATGTATGTATCTATTAAATAATCTGGTACTTCAATATCATTGCCAAGACATGCTACTTTCATAGGCACTTTCTTATAGTTGTAATGTTACCATAACAAGACCTACATTGCCAAGGGCGTACCCTAGGAATGAGATCCCCATGCCTACTTGGCCTTTCATTATAAACTGTATTGCTACGATTGTGTAAATTATTCCGATAAATCCAATTAGCCATGAGTTCATGCGAAGTCCTCCTTAGCAGCTTGTTTAACTCGCACTAACTTAGGCTGCCCATCTGGTCGTAATACTAAATCGCCCAGCCACGCTGTTACTTGCGGGTTAATCTTTTCCAAATTGGGAATAGATTTAAGCGTTGGTTGATTCCAAATTTGTTCTACTGGCATTCCTTTTTCAACAAGTACAGCAGCAGCTAATTGGTTATCAGAAATCTTACGATGCGTCTTGGTTGTTGTCAGCTTAAAACCGGATGGAATAACATTCTCTTTTACTGCTTTTTCGAGGGCGTATTCTTCGACGTCGTTTGCCCACGTGCGGAGGTCTTGGGCTTTGGCGAGGACTTCGATGACTTCTTCTTCGCTGAGGAGTGGTGGGTCTTTGAAGTCTTGCTTGGCGAGCTCGGTGTTGAAGTCACTACGCGATCTGCACGTTGCTTTGGCACGACAGAATTGACACCATTCACCTGGGAGGAACTCGCCCGCACCGCTCCACGCTTTCTTGGCTTTGGGTTTGACGAAATAGTCGGCCCAGTCGACGAGTTTACTGATGGTGGTACCATCGGTACTGATACTGTCAAGTCGGGGTTGATGTATCGTGTAACTGACTTCTGTAATTTCCGGCCACTCTTCTTTGAACTTGGCGTAGGCTCCGAGTGCATAGAGGCGTAATTGGGGATTGTCTTGGGCGTAGACTGGGATACCACGTCCGAATTTGAGGTCAATGACCCGAATGGAGTGCTTAGAAAGTATAACCACATCGGCTGTACCAAAGCCGTCAGGAACCCAGTCAGAGAAGTCCACACGCTGTTCAAACAATGGCGTGTCACCCTCACCAATTTGAGAACGAACGTACAATACATAATTATCAACGTTAGCTTCAAAATCTTCGCGTTCGTTATCAGTGTAGTTTTTGTATATTTCGTGGGTTTTAATGATTTCATATTCTCTTTCGTATTCTTCGTGTCCTATTTGGTTAAACTGTAAACGCAAGCGAATTTCGCCTAGCGAGTGGGCAAGTGTACCTTCCGCAGAAAAATCAATCCCCTTGGTACTTCTTTTTTGTTCTGGTAGGGTAGCTTCTAGCCGGGCGCTAGGAGTACAAGACAACCACCGTTTAGATCCGGAGGCTGATAGCATCGCATGTGCAGTCATTTTATTCTTTCAATTCGATTAAGATGTATACATACTAATGCAAAAAAGGGGCCTAGTCAAGCCCCTTTTTCACCGAATTAAAAATATATTTATTTTAGGGCGGCTAATAAATCTGCTATCTCTTTATTAAAATCGACCTTAGTTTCTACTTTTGCGTCTAATTTGATGTCCCGTGTTTCTCGGTAATCTTGTTGGAATTGGCCTCTGAGAGCAATCTCTGCCAAACGGCTGTTAAAGCCTTTGTTGTTGACGTTTGCCAGAATCTCACGCTCCCAATATGCTTGGGCGTTAGTTACAGCGCTGTCTAGTGCATCAGCAAACTCGGGGTAGTTCTTTTTCCAAGTGTCTGCCACACCCTTATTGATACCAATATCTGCAAACATCATTTTTTGGGAAGCACCTTCTCTACCCATAGCAATGATGCGGTCGCACATTTCTGGTTTAAATACGTATTTTGTTGGTTTCTTAGTTGCCACACTTCCACCTTTTTATAGTTGCCATATTACGCCGCTGGTGTAGGTTCTGGTTCAGGAGGTACCTCGTTTGCCGGGGCCTTGAGATTTTCTAATGGTGGATCTAGTTCATTCATTTTGTTTTCACAGTCTTTGCTGATTGTTTAAATGCTTTGTTGGTTGGGGCGCCAGCGGCACCCGGCTTGCGCATCTGGATGTTTGCGTACAAACCGGGTTTAGTTGCCATGGGTTACCTTAGAATATTACTGTTGTACCAGTGATACGTTTGCCGAGTTTAGCAAATTCATGCTGGCTGGTTTCGCTAATAAATTTGTTTATTTCAATAGCTTTTTCCACAATTTCTTCAACTGTTGGAAATTTCGGGGAAACTTCTTCTACTTTTTTAGAGCTTTTATTAAGCAATTCCCACGCAGCCAAGTTGGCTTCATGCTGCTTAACTAAAATGTCTTTAGCTGTGTTGAAAATGGAAAAGCGTAGTTCAAATGGATTCATTTTGTTTCTTTCTATGTGTGTAATGTGAATGCCGTCTTTCCGGCTGTCAGGCTTCTTTACGCCAAACAGAGGCGTCTCACGACGAGCTCCTATATCTACTAATGCAAAAAACAGGGAAAAACCGCCCCTAATCTGGAGTAATAATGGTTCTTTTTTTAGCTACTGGGGGCTCTTTACTGCCGAACAATTCGCGGACAATATCCATGGTCATCTTTTGAGCTTTTAACTGTGCTTTAAGTTCCTCCTCCTCAGTTATCTTTTCTGTTTGCTTTTCAACTGCTTTAGCAATAGCTGTAGCAATATCGTTGCTCATTCCTTTACTGCGCAGGAGTTTCTTTAGATTCATCTTTAGCTTTCTGTGCTTCTTGTAAAACTTTAAACTGTGGCTCGCCTTGTGCTCTAAATATACCTATTAGCGGAGCCGATACTGCGTATGGTGCGTTTCCAAAAATCTGTAGTGCGTGGTTTGTTTGCTCCACTGTTAATTTAAAAATTAAAATTTCGTTATCTAGCGGGTCTTTTTGAATTTCTTCGGTCATTTCTTTTTGCCTTTCTTAGGGTTTGTTCCAAACATAAAATCTCTTGCTGCTAACTTTTCTGGGTCTGTGCAGTACTGGTTTAATTCCATCTTTTCGCAGTACTTTTCCATTAACGCCTCACAGCGCATGTCGTGTAGTGACTTAATGCCAAGTAAGGCGTTCAACACTTCGTCCTCTGTCATTGGCCTTGGTGCGTCGCCGTAGTGTTTAAATAACAAATCAATGTCTTCACTGGTCTGCCACGCTACCATAATGGCTGATTCTAAGTCTACTTTAGGGTTCATTTGTTCATCCTTTTCTTGGCCTTTTTAATATCGGCGTTAAAATCAACGCTATACCAAGCACCGACAATCTTCATTGCTGGAAGTAATTCTTTCCAAGACGCAACATCATCTTCGTGCCATGCTGTTGGGTTCTTCATCATGTCTGCAATACCGACATAACTATTTGCCAAACACATTCTTGTAATATCATCGACAATATCGTCGTCAATTTCTATCATCATTTGCCGCACTCCTCTTCATGGTAATCACAATCATATAAACGTTTGGCAATTTCACGGTCAATGTACCAACGGGCTTTACGCAAATCTTCTACTGCGTTGTCATGTTTAAGATCACAACGCCAGATATATTTAAGCGCGTTACCTAAATTAAAACTCATGTGCTCAGTAATTTGAATACAATCAATACCAGAAGGGTGGCTCGTATAATGAGCTGGTTTATTTACTATATCTTGCATGCTTTCTCCTTAGCTCTTCTTCTACGGCCATGACTTCTGCCTCGTTATCACAAACCCATAATGTTTTAATTGGCTCAAACATAGAAATATCAATGTCCTCTACACCACGTATGGTATCAAACAAAGATTGGCCTTTAACTTCATGTTCTACAACAAAAATACTCATAGTTTAAGTTCCTGTTTAATAAATTCAATCCCGGCGTTAAAGTGATAACGCCAAGTTTTTTCGGTCATTCTCATATCATTATAACTGAAACCTTGTAAGAAAGCATCTAAAACTTTACGTTGTTTTTCTGGCATTTTTGCTATTAGTCGTTTTATATCTGAGATGTCTTCAGCATCCCATGGTAGCCAACCTGATCCTTCTACAATACTAGAAGCTATGCCTTCCGTTTCGTCTTGTTCAATTGGATCTGGATCTTCATCCGATAAACGTGGTGCTACTGCTTGAATTTTTGTTGTCATAATTGAAGTGATTCTAGGATTGCCTCTTGTAAAGTTATTTTGCCTTCTAATACTGCTACTACTCTTTCATCCACGCTATTAGATACAATTAGGTGGTGTATGATAACCGGTTTTTCTTGCCCTTGGCGATAGATACGGGCATTTGCCTGGATATAGTTCTCAGATGACCAGGGGAGGTCGTACCACACTGTTTGTGCTGTATCACCAACGTTGCATTGTAAATTGAGCCCAATACCTCCTGATTGAGGGTGGGCCAAGAGCATACGAATCTCGCCACGACGCCACGCTTCAATGTTGTCATCGTCCAGCACCACAGCCTTCGGGAATGTAAGACGAAGTCTCTGGAGACTGTGTTTGAAGTGATAGAATACGAGCGTCGGGGAAGAAGATTCCTCCATGATCGACTCAAGATATTCCAGCTTACTGCGGTGTACTTCATGTGTATTACCTTGTTCGTCATACATCGCGCCTGATGTGAACTGCAAAAGTTTGTTCGCCAGTGCCGCTGCTGTTGGAGCTGTGATTTTTTCTTTCTTGATATCAACGACCATGTCTTTTTTAAGCTGCTCATATTTTGCCCTTACATTTTTATCTATTTCAATTTTGTGATGAAGCGACGTAAGTGGAGGAAGTTGCAAATAATCCTCAGCTTTAAGAGAATAACAAATATCTCCAATTTTATCTTGTATCGCTTTATCAGCACCACTTTTTGGTTTCCATGAATACACCACGCGGGTGTGTCGGTTAAATTGATCTGGTTGTAAATACTTATCCCTGAACTTCGTCAGGCTTGTCTCCAGCCGTTGTCCTAAATCCAATATGCCCACCTGCGCCCATAGATCCGCCACCCCCTGTGGGGTTGGCGTACCAGTAAGGATAATACGACGATTGAAACCTTTTAGTTGCTTCTTCAATGCTTTGAATCGCTTGGTTGAGCTGTCTTTGAAACGACTGCTCTCGTCTATCACTAGGTTCTGAAATTGGTTTGGATGATTCTCGAATAACCATGCTACATTTTCCAAGTTAATAAGATAAATATCAGCATCCACGGCCAGCGAGGCCAGCCGCTGTGACGGGCTTCCCATTATCTTGGCCACTTTCAAATGTTTTAGATGTTCCCACTTCTTTACTTCTGCGTCCCAAACTGTCTCTGCCACTCTCTTGGGTGCTATGACCAACGTCTTGCCCTTGAATTGCTCCGCTATGATAGTCAGCGTGGTTGTAGTCTTGCCCAAACCTGGAGGGAGAAAGAATCCCATGTTGCTTATAGATTCGGCTTTTAAGATTAGTTCTTTTTGGTAAGGGTGGAGTTGCGTTTTCTTTAGCATATAAATGTGACCATAACCAATCTGCGATGTCGTAGTGATCTTGCATTGTACCATTATCTTTGAGTCTATTGGCCCGATGTGAAATAAATGCCACATTTCCTTCAATATACCCGAGCTGCGGTTCAATCCTATCTAGTTGCGGGCCGTTAGGTTTAAACTTACCCCACCCCAAACCCGAAGGCCCCCACTCGAAAAGTGTGTGAAATATAGGGCACTCATCGGTAGCAATAGATTTTAAATATTCTTGTGTTATAGAAAAGGGCACAGAGTCTCGTTTAGCCCGTGATTTAGCCGAATGCCAAAACGAATTTAAATGTAGTTCTTTAATTGTTTTTCTTACACGCGCCATTTATAAAGTCCTCTACGTCTTCTTTGCTTCGTAAAATGTGAACCGGAAATCCCTGCTCACCCAGCTCGTCGAATACGAGCACTTGTCTTGGACTCAGCACCCCTGTCGCTGTTTTTAGTTCTACGAGGTACACTTTTTGGTTTAGAAATACTATCCGATCCGGCACTCCCGTTATGCTGCTCTGCCATTTGTAAGAGCGCCCCGATGACTTCACTATCTGTTTGACTAGATGTTTTTCTATTTCCTTTTCTAGCACACTCACGTTTTTCATCCTCCGTCGCATAGATTGCGAATATTTGTTTAAAAATATGCTCCCCTAAATAGGAGCGTGATTCGTCGCCAATGTTTGTTTCACCTACGTACTCAAACACATGGGTTGTTGTGTGAGAAACTTCATGGTAGATAATACCCATGCGCTCTAACGAGTCTAGCTTTGCCATATCTTCATAATTAAACACAATACCTAACATGGCGAACTGTGTGCCCTCTTGTTGTATAAAGTGTGATTCAGCTAGCCCAATGTCCAATGCGGTATGTTTGGCTGTTATTTTGGAGTCTTTGACTGCTTCCTGAAAAGCAGCATCAGAAAAGCATACCTTAATCTTAATGCCAAAGTGCCCTGTATCAGCTATATAATACGGCTTATCTACCAAAGGGGATTGTGGCAAGGATTTGGATGTTGTCATTGTCAGCCTCTTGGTCGTAGTCAATACATTTTTCGGGATTAAATATCTTGTTCCAGTTTTTATCAAACTGTTCTTTGTCTGCTGGGGAAATTTGTTTATCTCCCTTACCACCATCACGCGTCGTCATTTTGGTTCTTTCTTAATACCAAGGCTTTCACGTAGTTCGTGTGAATGTAGTTTTTTACCGGGCTTTTTAACTTCTCCGGCGGCTTTTGCTATTTTAGCAGCTTTTTCACGATTTGCAAACTCTCCGTTGGATAATAAGAACCCACGCTTATCTTGGTGTTTTTTACGGCCAGCTTTCTTTTCAATTTCAGTATGGCTATACCCTTTAGAGTCGGATATTACTTTACCTGACTTTTCTTGTACTGCCGGCTCAACTACTTTGATTTTCTTTGTTGCCATTTTGGTTCCTTTGGTTAACATGCCATTTGCATAGTGATTTGTAGTACTTAATCTCTTCTTGGTACTTCTCATATCGCTCTTCGTATATGCGTTGCTGTTCTTGTTCGTCTTTACCCTGTGGCCTAAGTACAAGGCAGGCAGTAAAGCCGATGATGATGCCGATGACGTAGTCAATCATACATTCCTCCAATATGCGTCGTTAGGGTTGGCCAGCATGCTGGCAATGAGGCTGTCTGTGGTTGGGAACCACTGTATACATTTGAGCCCGTCTGCTTGGTAGGTGGTGAAGCTCATATATCGTCGCAACAATTTCCACGGCACTCATCACAGCAATCACATTGCGTGTCTTCATCCCCGCATATTTCTGCGGCATAAGGACACTCATGCAACTCTTCCGCCGGATTCTTTTTACAACTGCTACATAATTCATGTTCCATAATTTAGTGTCCTATATGCCATTGTTTTGTTCTTTTTGAATATCGCATTCTAAAAGAAAAAGTACCTAAACGAAATACAAATCCAAAACTTCCATAATCTGATAGTGGGTAAAAATTAAACCCTTGTTTTACTGGTTCGCCTTCTGATCTAAGATGTATCATAACCTATTCTCCTATTCCGTGGGCTCGTTCGATGGCGCGGGCGAACTCATAGTAAATCTCCATATCTTTACCAAAGAACTCATTAACGATTGGCCACAGTTGTTCCGGTGTGAATGGTAACGGATTAGCGACACTCCTAATACTATTATAGTTAATATCCGACATTTGCAAGGCTTCAATCAGTCTTGGAATTATTTTACTGTCTATTACAAGATAAACAGGCTCTTTGTATGAGCATAAACGTATCCTTGTCAACCCATCTTTTTGGTCGATTTCTAAATAGGTTTCTTCGTTTGGCTTTTTAACTTCTATTGGTGGCGAAGCACGTTGCGCATCTTGCCGGTCTTGTGTGGTGAAGGTGGTCATTAATTTTTATCCTTTACTTGGTGCCATTTAACAAAATCTACTGCGTCCCAGAAGCCGTTCTCGTAATCTGTTGAGTTACTGCCTGTCATGGTAATGTCTTGATACCAGACAATCATCTTTTCTAGGTGCGCAAGTCGGTCCTGCATCTTCTTTAGCTCATCACATGGTACACCTACTACGTTGTTAGGTCTTTTAGATAAGTCTTGCAAGCCCCCTATCAAATCCGCTGCACGATTAAGTAAGGGAATTAAATCAGCAATTGGGTAAGGCTTTACTCTAATAGTATTGACTGCCTGTCTAAGCTCTTCCTGTAGTTTCATTTCTCTTGTGCCTTTTTATGTTTAGTTAAAGCGTCTACCAACACAATACCAATTTCGTTATCCCAAACAGTCTTTTGACCATCACTCCAACCTTCTTGGGTATAAATAACTTCTTGGTCATAGTTAATATCGTAGGTAACTCTTGACCTACTAACTCGTTTTTGGGTGCATAAATCTTCACGCATTTCAATTAGGCTCATTTCTCTTCCTCAATCCATTTCCACCCAAGCAATTCTTCGGTGTTCTTTATCTGCTTGTCAGTGGGTCTTACAAACATTGGAAACTGTGTGAAGCACAATTCCCCATGCCCTAGTCTCCAGCTTCCAACTGCTTTAGGTTGTTCTGCTATTTTCCACTGCATCATTTGTGATTCATCATCGTAGTTAATCATTTCTCTTCCTTAACTAAATCTAGCAATGGTATAAACAATAACCGCACCAAGTAACCACCATTTAAAACTGCCATCAAATACCCAGTTTATAAAGTTCATTTCTCTTGTGCCTTTCTTAATATTGCTCTAGCAAATAAAGGTAACTCAGCATTTAGCATAACAACCGCTGGATGCGTTTCGTTCCAACATTCAAGTATTTCCTCATCTGTTAGTGTCTTTGTTGGTGGTTTTTGCCATAACACTTCAACAATCCTATGTTCGTCATCTGTATAAGTAACGGCTAATAGTTCACCTGTTTCTTTACTTTTTTGAAGTGATAGGTGTAGTTCTTTTGCTGGATGGGTGTAGAGTGGATTCCAAACCATATAGCCATCGTCTCCCCCTTTAACTAAAGAAAGCTGGTCATCGCCGCTTCTAATCCACGCTACTGGTTCATTGTTCATTTCTCTTGTGCCTTTCTTAGCTCATAAAATTCTATGATTGCCTCTGCAAACATCACAGGAAAGTCTGCATCAGAACCTGCTCTTAATAAACCTTCCGCTATACCACCTTGATGTAAATAAATATTGTGTATTTCTTCAGTAGTTAATTTCATTTCCCTTGCGCCTTTCTTAGTAAGTACCCAAAACAAAAAGATAAAATAAACCAAACCGCTAAAGTAATCATTTCTCACCCCCGTAATTTAGCAACCAACTGTTTCGACCTTCGTGTTCTTCGGGTAACTGTTTAATCAATAGCTCTGCCCACTTAACACGACTAAGACCGCTTTCAATTTCTGCTTTGGATAAGTAAATAACTTTGTTTGATGAATTGGTGTAAAGTGGAATAGCATTAACTTTACTATCAAACACTGGGGGCGGATTACTGCCATACAACATTAAATGTTTTCCGTCTAGTGTGTCAAGCATCCATGCTACTGGTTCATTGTTCATTTTGTTCAACTCCTATTCCATGTGCCGCCTCTACTGCACGAATGATGTACATTAGGTTCGGCATACTACAATCTTCACCTTGCCAACATTGACCATTACCCAATATGAATTTAATTTCTTGCTCAAGTAAAGGTATCTTTGGTTCTTTCAACGCTTCTATTTCAGCTTGTTGCTGGCGTAGCATATCGTTAAGTCTTAAAATTACTAACTTAGCTCCTTCTAAATCTTCAGCTAGTTCATTTGCTTTCATTTCAGCGCCTCCTTAGCCCACCTAATATGGTCATCGCACTGCCACTTAATCTTGTCATGGCTAAGCTCAACGTGCTCGTTGGCAATAGACTGTAGTACCTGTTTCAATGCTTCTATTTTAGCTTGTTGCTGGCGTAGCATTTCAATAGCTTGTTTAACTGCTGGTAAATACCCAACAGAAAGCATCTTTTCAAACTCCTTTAAATCAGCTAGTTCATTTTCGTTCATTTTCTCACCTGTAAAAGTATTGGCCCGAATCTATAAACATAGTATAAATCGCCACCATTAAAGCGCACTGAGTTCCACTGTAATGGCTCGCCTTTAAACCACGGAGCCTTATAAAATCGTATGTTCATTCACCATCCTCCACCATAATACCATTATCTCGGCGGTAAATTTCCTCGTCGGTAAACACCTTGGCTATGTGCTCAGGGATGTGGGTCTGCGTCATGCGGATGTTGTGGATGTGCATGTTAGACAGCGAGCACACTGGGCGGTATTCCAGTGGTGATCTGCCATCCTTGCCACGACAACCCCAGTGAAAATCAGTACGGATCTTTTCGTGTGGGTCTGTGTCATACACGCAGGCATCTGTGTGTGGCGCGTCATCGTGCACGTTGGTGCGCTGGTAATCTAGCCCCCCGTCGATCATGTACTCCTTACCATTGGCGTCTACGTAGGTCTTGTAGTCGTGTCTGTTGTAGCTCTGCAGCACTGTGCCGTCCGGTGTGATGATGCGGTTGGCTAATAACTTAGGCTCCTTCTTAAAGATTGCGTCCCTCTGTGCGTTGAACTGCTCTTTGTTTTGTGGGGTAATTTGTTTGTCACCCTTACCTCCGTCGTGCTTTGTCATGCTATCTCCTAAACAGTGCTGTTGATTTACGTCTGCCGTATACACGGCGAATGCGTAGCGCTTGTATCATGCCGAATGTCTTGTTGCGGTGGCCTTGATGCGCCCTACGGATTTGCTGCATCTTAAACCGAATCCAGCGCAGACGAAAGCGCTTCTTGCCGGCAAAGTGAAGCAACGTCCTACGCCGACCAAACCCCCCAAACACGGAGGTGAAGTCGTTGCGCTTAATAAACTTGCGGCGGTTAAAAGACTTCTTCATTAAAGGATTCTACACTATCAACATACTTTTGTGCTCTTTCGTTAAGTTTAACTCCACGGTATATGTGCATTCTAACACCATTTGACTTCTCTTGGCTAGCTTCCACACGATATTCTTGAGTTGCAGCTAAAAAACGACGTTTAAACGATAGTTCGTTACCTGGCGGCAAAGACTTACGTAATGACCAATGCTTGAAGCATGTAAATACATCATCCTTAGATACGCTACCAGCTAAATCAAATTCTAATGCTTCAGATACAAATGAGCGTATTGGGTTACCGATGTCTTCCATCAATTCAAGCAAATCTTTGCCTGAGTCTGGCTGGATAAAGTGCCCACCACGGGCTAGTCTACGCTTTAACCCCGCCATTGACCAGTTAAATATGCCAGCCAATTCCTTATCTAGCTTAACAGATAGATCTGTATCTTCTTTAGCATAAAATGAACGTGACATTTTGAACACTACCATACGTCCGGTCAATGCGTTGGAGTTCTCAGTTAGTTGAAGAACCTCGTTAGAGTAAACAACAATGCGAGTAGGCAAATAACCAGACCAAGCCTCTTTGTTCTTCCGGTTGACAGTAACGGTATCACCACCCACAATACGCAGAAGCTGAGATACAACAGCAGATCTGTTTCTCTCAGGTGCTCTTGCGTCAGTAAAAGAAGCGAGGAGCTTACCCAGCCAAGGCTGCAAACCAAATGTATCACAAAGTTCCTCCAGTTGTGGTGCGACCGTATTGTGCTGCCCTAACAGCGACACTAAGATCTTGTTAATGGTTCCCTTACCTGAACGGCGAGGCCCAATGATGTTAAAAAACTTTTGTTGTTTAGTCTCACCAGATAGTATATAACCAAACATCTCTTGTAGCGCTTCGATAGATTGTGGGTCATCACCCCATATAGAATCTAAAAACTTCATCCATGTGGGGCACTGTGCTTGTGGGTCATACACAAAGGGTAATGAGTTCTGTGTAAAGAAGCCTAGTGAGTGAGGGATAGTTACGTAGTCTTTAAGGTGGAAAATTCCGTTTTTAAGGGAAATAAGATCGCAAGAGTCTGGTTGATCTCTAGCATATTGCTCAAGCCAAATTGGAGGCTTGGTGTTCGGATGATTTGGCAAGTGACAGATTGACTTAACGGCATCGAGCGCCGCAGAGACGGATGCTGGACTAGGGTTAAAACTTTCGAGCGCACCCTTCTTTCCCGCCTTTTTACATTTATCCAAAAAGCTATAGAGCTTGGATCTAATTGTTGCTTCTTCAATGATTTCATAGTGGGTTCCTACATAGATAAAAAAGTCCTGCGCATAATGCACTAAGGTGTAACCTTCTTCAGATGAAAACAGATTGTCTAAGAATGTGCGAGCATGGTTCATTGTTCCTGCATCAACAATAATTTCTCCACGATTAAGTGCTTCTTGTCTAGTTTGAATGTTAACTTTGAAGATCAGCGAGCGTAGTGTGGATGTCGAGCCTGACTCCCGTTTAAATGTGCCCCATTTGTAATGGCAGGACATCTCACCGATTGCCTGATACTCTGGTGATGCTCCGTCTGCGTAAGACCAGCGATCCCATAACTCGCAAGCCTCAGGGTCACCTCTGAATTGGTGGTGCAATGCGTAACCGACTGCCATCCAGTCTGCGTACCCGCAGTTGGTAGATGGTAGGTGCGCTAAGATCTCTGTCTCCACTCTAGCTAGGTCGTAGTCTGGCACAGGGGGTTTGTAGTCAGCAAAGTCATCCCCAGTGATGTGAACTGTTCTGTCAGGAATGATGGTGGATAAGTCTTGCTCCTCACTTGGGATGGTGCCCGAGATGAGCTGACCTGTTACTGTAAAGTAGCGGCCATGCGGGTAACACTCAAACCCAATCGAATGGTCAACGTGAGCTGTCTTTATAGAGCCCCTAGTAAAGATCTTTACACCCGTGCCAGATGGACTAACCTCCATGTAGCCGTTAATTGATGTAGCAATATGCTGCATTGCAGCATTTGTGAAACTCTGCAATGTGGCATCATAGCAGTCATCCAAGTCCACCCCAATGAGGTTATCGTCTTCGGAGAAGACAAAACCGACGCCGGAAAAGCGGTCTGGGTTGGACTCATAGGCAGCTTGTACTGTGAGAAAGTCTGCCCATGTTGTTGGGTTGGTTGATGAGGCAGATTGCCCCGATGCTTGAATTGGTAATTTAGACCAGCGTTTGTTTCCTTCTTCACCCACTTCGGTGTGCCGCCACAGAACCCAGCGGGGGATTCTCTTTAGCTCCATGGGGATGTTGGAAAACTGAACTGATAGTGCTGCAGGTTTTTGCATGAGGATTCCTTTCCGTTTTTCCTATTGTATATGAAATGCCCGGACGAAATCAAAAAAATGTTAACTATATAGCTAAAATGTATAAAAAACTCATCCTATATAACTAAAAGTTTGAAAAGGACAGGATGGACATAGAAGACAGGGTATATATATACTTATTTTTTAATTTTTAATTTAATTTAAAAAAATATAATAAAGAGTAAACATACCCTGTCTTCTATGTCTTCCCTGTCCCGTAAGCTGAAATCTGTGAGATTCTTGGAAAATCCTGCACCCGTCTTATTAGAGCTTTATGTCAAAATCTAAGCGTTTTGCCATTTGATATGCCCATTTTCGGAAAGCATCTCGGTTTTCGCTAGTTTGCTCATCTCGGCTATCCCAATCAGCTTGGAGATGGTGCTTACCTTCGTGGTCGTGAAACTCCACCCTCAATAGGTTTCCGTCTTTGTCATATACATCGGTTGGTATAACTTGCATCATAATTCCTTAACTTTAGAGGGCTTTTCTTCCCAATTATCTGCTGGCACTCCATAATCCCCCCTAGACGACCTCATGCGTTCATCGTTCCTAAAGCGGGGTTCTACACTAAGCCATTGTTTAAATGCTTCCACATACTCCACATACACATCATTTACTACATACAGGGGGTGGTTTAAACCTACTATATCTACTGTATGGGAGATATCTGATGCCCTAACCCAATTTTTAGCTTTCTTGTTTACCTTATCCCTTGCCATAATGTAGTGGTTGTATGCTCTTGTTTGTTCAGGGTTCAACTCAATCATCTTGCTCATCTGCTACTCTCTCGGTGTTTAAATGGTCTATGGAAATAGGTTCTCTTGCCATGAATCCTTGCAATTCAGCTATCCTTGCTTCGGATACCTGCATTATCTTGGCTAATTCTTTGGTTTTGGGCTTACGACCTAGTATTTGGGTTAATGCCCTGTCGTTATAGCTTAGTCGCTTAATCGCTTCCATGATGTTTATAGGTAGCCTGATGATGTTTGCGGTGTTATCTAAATCCCTACGCACCCCCTTTTCAATGAATGTCTTGGCATAGGTAGCTAACCTAGAATTATTGGTTGGTTTCCATCGCCTAGCCGATACAAGTAGGGCTTCGTTACCCATCGCCACCATATCCTCAACAGGCACTTTGCCATGATTCCATGCGGTCATCTTCCTGACGATATAGACCACGAATCGTAGGTTGTGGGTTACTAGGGTGTCTAGGGCTTTCTCATCACCTTGTTGCACTAGCTTGGCTAGTCGGTGTTCCTCCTCGATTGAGAGGGGTTCTATACCATACAGAGATTGTAGGTAGTCGCTTAGAATGTCGTTATCAATCATAGGGGCTTATTTTGTGGATAAGCCCCTATTATACCACACACGCACCAAAATGGTGCGTTTATTACTTTTGGTAATGCCTATATGCTACATACAGATAGGAAAGTAATAAAGCCCACCATGAATTGCTCACCACCCACCATAACCCCTTAACTACATACATTATGGCTATGACAGGTAAATATACAAAACTTGTGATGATCTCAATCAAAATAAAGCCCTTCCTAGTAGTTTAAACGCGTCTTTAAAATTGCATTTCCTTCCCAGATTGCGTTTTGGTTTCTGGGGTGAAGCCCACACTAGCTCACCAAAATCATCATACTTATTCGATGACATAGAACACCCTGTCTGATACTTTTTGCCCTACACCATCTACGATGTCCCCATCTTCGCATATCTGCAAGACACAGATTCGTTCACTAATCCATTGTGGAATTGACTCCCTGTTTAAACGATGTGTAGGGGGTAAATTTTTTTCGGTCTGTGGCATGGCAAAACTATATAGGGCTACTGTGTCATCATCATAGAATCTAACCCGCCATATCTGTTCGATTGGTGTGCATAATACCTCGCCTATCATCGCCCTAAATTCAGATCGGGGAAACACAGGCTCTCCACTATCCTGTTCCATCATTAGGTAATCCATTCGTTCTATCACTATGCTTGATTTATACATTGTTTAAACACCCCTTATTATATCAGCAACTTCTTGCGTTATGGGAATGGTAAATGCGGTGGTAGCACGACTTACTGCACCAGCACCACTCCACCACCGAATATCGAATGATCTTGGTGGTTGTTCGTCAAAGTTAATCCAATCGGGTAGGTCGGCAACACCCACCATACCCGATTGCTTGTGCATTACATACTGCCTTGTCATGCAATTATCCAATATGCACCATCGTTTTGTTTTAAACCGATGTCCTCCACAAAATCTTGCTTGTCGGTAATGTCTAAAACAAACAACTTACCCTTGATGTCATCAGGCAATTCGTCTTTGGCTCGGATAGTAATTGGCTCTGCTTGCTTATCACCCATCAATCTGTATTGGACTAGGTTGTTCTTAACCAATACAAAATAGTGGGGTGGTTTGTAATTCCTATACTTGTCGATGTTTGCCTTGTTATTCATAACATATTCTATCATCTGTTTAAACTTATCGTTCTTTGGTTTGTAGTCTAAGTGATACAGATTCTCGATGTCATCAATAAGATGTTGGTAGCCATCGCATACATTTTGCCGTAATTGCCAATTTATATTGTTGCGTAAACTGTCTATATTATTCTCAAACTCCCGTTTATGCCTGTCTGCAATCTGATTGAATGTAAAGGGCTTCAATACCTTTTTGGCAACACGAACAATGTTCTTGATGTTGATAGAGTATTTATGCTGACCATCTCCATTGTAAGTATTCCTACCATCGTTGATATTGATAGAGGAGATACCATACTTGGGCTTATCTGTTTCCCGATAAAAATTTGACACCTCAATAACACCTATATGGTTGTTTAAATCATCTGCGTGGAATATTTTAAGTGCTTGGCAAACACCATCGGGGTGCTTTTCTAAATTAACTCCCCACTTTTCCATGCCACCATGTTTAAACGATATGTCGGGGACTACCTTAGATATTTGATTGGCTAGGTCAATCAAACAATCTACTGTATCAACATCACTAAATTTGCTTGCTTTAACATCGTATTCGGGCATTTTCTTTTCCTTATCTATACCAAGATTTGTAGCGGTCAATACATACCTGACCTAGTGGGACTTCGATTGCCTTACATGGTTTAACCAATTCGTATAGGTCTTTAGTCATTTTCTTTTCCAATTCACCTCTATGTTCGGTTGTTGCTTGTTCGTGGTAGGTGCGGTATGTAATTTTATACTTATACTTTTCCACCATATCAAGCCAACTGTCAGGAATATTGCCCTCGTTGGGTTTAAACAATGCCATTACCTCATCAGGTGAAACACTCCGCCAATCATCTTTAACGATGGCTCTATGTATGGCATTACCCCACGAATTTTTGGTTTCAATAATGCCTGACATCGTATCGTAGTATTCCAAGAATGGCTTGATGTCTTGCCTTAATTGCTTGGTCTTTTCTTTGTCGATATGGTGTTTAAACTGCCTATGGACTACTAGCGGTTGCCATTCTGTTGCACCTTCTTTGCGTTGGAAAACAATATCACCCTGTTCAATGGTGTAGTGCTTGTCTTGGTATTTGACATATTTATTAACATAGTAATTAACCATGCTAAATCCACTTGGCATATTAAAATCATAAAACCAAAATGTTGATGGCGATGATAGGTAGCTTGGGTATATCTGCGTTGGGTCTTTAGTATCCCATGTTTTGCGTGGGGTGTGGATAGTCATAAACTCCATGCCCTCGTTTAAACTCCATGTGATCGCCTTGTTGTGATGCGTTCTCCACTTATAGCCATCAAAGGTAATGTAATACTCGGTATCGCTTACCTTAACAATGCGTTCTTGCGACCTATCTCTGCGTTTAATTGGTCTAATGTTATCTGCCTTTCGCTTGCCTTGAATTGGCTTAGTGTTTTCGTAGCGTTCTTTAACTTTGGCAAATGTAAATCCCCCTCCTTGTGCTGACTGCACATCGTATGGACTGCAAGATGCTCTGTAATAACTCATTTCAATTTTCCTTAACATTGTTTAAACTTCTATCTTAATAGTTTGACCGATAGGTGATTTGATGTCGCTTGTGATTGTCCACAAGGTAGGGCAATTCCATTGTCCACCCCAATCGTTCCCCACATACCCATCGGTGAGAATGATGGCACATACAGGGTCTATCTTATGCTTACGCATATATTGGGTGATGCACTTCGGACTTGTGCCACCACCACCTTTAGGCTTGGTTGATGATGTCATTCTATCGGCATCGTTTAAACCATATACCTCATGCCCCGCTACTTCACAATCCCAATACAGTAAATCTACCTGTTCGGGGTTCATATTCTGCATGACACTAGCCACCTCACTAATGAATCGGTTAAGGACTTCACCATAAATACTACCTGATGTATCAATAGCCACCACCACTCGCCCCATTGATTCGCTAATGGTTGATGGCATATAGATGTCATGCTGAAGCCATCTGCGGTTAGGTTTTCGCCATGTCGAATCGTCTTTGCCTTGCGATACGCTAGACACAAACTCTCTTAGGGCTTCCTTCCAATCCACCTTAGCACTCATAAGGTCGGTGAAACTACGATCAACATTACCACCTACCTTACCCGCTAAGATTGCACCTTGACGAATGGCTTGGTCGATCTCTTTGGCTAACTCGGTTTTCTCGGCATCGTTTAAACTCTCTGCCCCCTCCCAATCGTGTTCGTCAAAACCAACATCACCCTCTGATACACCTTTGCATTTAGGTTGAGGCGGGAGTAGATTAAATACCTCTGCGGAATTAAGCCCTCTAAACTTTTCGTTGATAAGCCCGCCTTTGGGTAGCGATACAAACCCGCCTGTTCTACTGCCCTCATCTACCAATTCAAGATTGATGACATAATCACAAGCCATGTTTGCCCTCTGTGGGTCTTGCTTGTTTAAATGCTTCCATGTTAGTAGATGGCGATACATTTTGTGCTTGGCTTCATGCAAGATAACCCCTCGCAAATCTGCATCGTTTAAACTCTCTACAAACTTGCGACCATAACGAACATCTCTGCCATTGGTGCATGCGGTTGGTAGGTTGTCCTCTACCTTGCACTCACCAATCATCAAGATACCCGAATAAGCCACAAAATGCGGGTGCTTCATTAACTCAATGTGGCATCTCTCGATGCGTTGTTCTGCGGTTAGTGCCATGTTTAAACCTCTCCATTTTGAATTAGCCAAGTGTGGATTGTTTCGTCTATATCTTCGCTATCTACTGTAATAATATTAGCATCAATGATTCTTTGTGCTAAATCCACAACATACCACCTACTCTCTGCTCTAGGTGCATCTTTTAAATTATCACCGACTTGCCATGCCACTTCGGTCATAATTTCAAGTGATGAGTATTCAATGCGTTGTTCTGCGGTTAGTGCCATGTTTAAACTCCCTGTGCCTGTTTATCTACAAATTGTTGGGCTTGTTCAATCTTATCTTTAATCCCGTACAATTCCTCGTATTCCTCGTCAGGGTATAAATCGTAGATCAAACCCACCAACATATCAATAATTCTAATAGCTTCGTTCATAATTTTCCTCGTATGTTAGGTATGGTTTAAACACCTTGCGTTGTTCACCGAATACATAGAACAATGGGTTTGCTTCTACCACTACTGCTCGCTTTTCTGCGGGTGTAGTGGCTTGGCTCATGCGGTATTGCATAGACCTAAGAATCTCATCTTCGATCTTCTTGGCTCTGCGTTTAGGGATATTGTGCATAGCGTTTAAACTGTCTGTGCGAATAGGTAATTGTTTGCGGTAGCCCATTTAATAAACCCCTGTGATGTGCCGACTGTAGTTTTCTTAGATGTTCGCATTACTGATGTTGCGAATAGCCCTTGTGCTTCCTTAGATAAGCGACCCATATATTCGACCCACTTATTTATAGAATCCTTTTCTACTTGCTGAATAGCGGAATACACTAGCATACATACGGCACTTGGGCTATTAGGCACTTTCGTTTTGCTTGGCTCTTTAATGATGGCTTCCCATGTTGGTAGCTCATCTGTTAATTGAATGATGGAGAGCATATCGTATGTGGCTCTGTTTCCAATCGTGCCTTTTAATGCGTGTGCCATGATGTCAACGCCTAAATGCTTGGACTTTTTAATGATGTCCGATGCCTTGTTTAAACTGCGTGGGGTGCAAAATGCGGGGCGGGGTGTGCGGGGGTCATAGATATACTCGTTATCACTTGCGTTATTGAAATCCTCGAATGATGCAAGCATCTGCGGAAACTGTTTGACTGTCATCAATACTTCGGGGGCTATGTCGTTATCTAATGCCCACTCAATCCATTCGTCTGATGATGGCTTGCGGACTTTCACAACTGAAATTCTGTTTCGTGCGTGTGGTGGTAAATTATCCCCAATAGCTTCGTTGGCTAGGTTGGTGGTGGCGAATACTATGCTACCCTCGGGCAATTCAAATGTGCCTAACTTGCGTTCTAACATCAATCTAAGACAAGCATTCATAACTGCCTTACTTGCCTTGCCGATCTCATCAAGCATTAAAACAATGGGCTTATCAAAGTGAAATCCAAACTCCTCGTTAGGAATAAATGAACAAACTTCTGTGCCGTTTAAACTGCGTATCTTAGGGACTAGGAAATCCCCTACATCTTTGGTTGTCATATCACCATAACAAAAATGGTGTGTGTCTGCTAGTTTAGATTTCAAGATGGACAGAATAGAGGACTTACCTATCCCCATCTCGCCTTGTGCTAATACTGTGGTTGTATCGCCAACTGCTAAGATTAGGTTAGCGGTGTCGTTAAGTGATAGCGACTTATATAAATCTGACATGATGTTGCCTTTCGTTGGTTGTGTTTAAACTACTTCGTAAATACTCTCTAAAATGCTACTAACTGCGGGGTCTAATGGTGTGATACTTAAAGGCTTGACCCAATGCCTATAAACAAAATTATCCTCGTTAGGTGCGGTTTCTATAAGGTGTCTGCCCGCTTTGGTTGCACCATGCACCCTAGCAAACTTGCCCCTATACTGCACCCAATCGCCCTCTTTAAGATTGAACATAAGCGGGATTGTAGAGATCAGGTGCAAATATAAA